TTGATGCGGTTTCGACAGGGCGGATTTATTTCTCTTGAGGGAGAAGACGACTTGAATGAAGAAAGATACTCGAGAAAAAGAGAATATTACTGATGGCTAAGAGTTTTAATGAGGCTTTTAAGGAAGCTAGAGAAGCTGGTCTAGCAACTTTTACTTGGAAAGGAAATCTTTTCTCTACAGACTTGAGAGAAGAGGAAGTTGTACAAGAGAGTTTTCCACCTCCCTTACCTCGTCCTTCTGAGATTGAAAGTTCTTTACAGAAAGACTTAACTGAGTCAGAACGCATAATGCAAGCTATGGAAGACTACGAAGATAATTATAATCTGAGGTCAATAGCTGATGTTGAATATAGGGCAGATATTGATTCGAGTTTGTCAAAAAGTCCACTAGCTATGCTTGGCTATGAGGACATATTTCAAAAATCATCTCCTAAAGGAGATGTTGGAGATTATATAACTCATGTTCTTGCAGAGCCAAGCTACAAAAACAAAGAAGTGCCTGTGCCAAACGTAGAAGGAGCAACTATTCCAAGAGGAGTGTTTAACAATCCTAGGTTTCCACGTAAAATGTCGGATGGATCCATTGACCCAACGTTTATTTCGGACTTAAACCTTCATGGTATGTATATTAATACAGATCAAGAAGATGAGGACTATGAAAGACTTACTGATGAGGGAATACTTCCTGGGGAGATTTTCGTTAATCAACCTTTGGGTAAACTTAGGACAAACAGACTAAGTCCTGCTGGACTTGTCAGTCATGAACTAGGGCATGCAGGAGCGGATCTGGTAGATACTAAACTTAACAATGAAGAAATAGTAATGCGTATGATAGACGAAAACCCTGAGTATTATACTGATAATATGATTTATAAAGACCTTGGTGAGGGGTATGGAACAGCACGAGATAGGGATAAAAAGACTCTTAGAAAAGCGGAACAGCAAGCGGTGAAGGAACTTATAGAAAGAGGGGTGCCTATGAATGCTATAAATTCAGAGCCAGACATGCAGTACGGAGAACCTTTTTTTGACGATCCTAGAAAAGATAACTTTATACAGAAATTTTTAAAGTTCCATAGAGAAGCAATGCTTGAAGAAGAAACAGGTGATCCTGTACAAAAGGAAGTAAATAAACGATATAGATACGCAAGAGGAGGCATTGTCTCCTTACTAAGAAAGGACTGAAACAATGGCACTACCACCTAGACCATCCATATCCTTAGTGGATTCTGGCTTAATGCAAGGCGGACCTGATGAGGAGCTTCCTGAGATAGAGGTTGATATTGAAACCATTGAAGATTTCGAAGGTGGGGCAGAGGTTATTGAAGACGGAGAGGGTGGAGCCACAATACAGGCTTTGGTTTCTCAGATGGAAGAACAAGCAGAGGAACTGATTGAACACGAGGCAAACCTTGCTGAGTATCTAGAGGATGGGTATCTTGGAGAGTTGTCGTCTGAACTTCGTGCTTCTTATGAAGAAGATATGGACTCAAGGTCCGAGTGGGAAGACACATATACAAAGGGTCTGGATCAGCTTGGTATTAAACAAGAGGAAAGAACACAGCCTTTTGCAGGAGCGTCGGGTGTAACACATCCTATGATTGTTGAGTCCGTCACGCAGTTTCAAGCACAGGCGTATAAGGAGCTTATTCCAGCTGGTGGTCCAGTGCGAACACAGCTTCTTGGTTTACAAGATCCAGCGAGAGAAGATCAAGCTACCCGTGTTAAAGACTTTATGAACTATCAGATTATGGATGTTATGGAAGAGTACGATCCGGATATGGATCAGCTGTTGTTTTATCTTCCATTGTCAGGATCAACGTTTAAGAAAGTGTACTTTGATGAGGCAAAGCAAAGGGCTGTTGCTAAGTTTGTACCAGCACAAGACTTGGTTGTTCCGTATATGGCATCAGACTTACAGACAAGTCCTCGTGTTACACATGTTTTACGAATGGATACAAATGAAATCCGTAAGATGCAGGTTGCAGGATTTTATCGTGACATAGAAATAACAGCCTCAGAGGGCGAAGCAGATGAGGTTCGACAGAAGGTTGACGAGATACAAGGAACCTCGAAGACATACAGCGACGACACATATACCTTGCTTGAGATGCATATAGATTTAGATCTTGAAGGCTTTGAAGACATGACCCCAGAAGGGGAGCCAACAGGAATACAACTTCCGTATATTGTAACGATTGATGAGGGCTCTGGTAAGATCCTATCTATCCGTAGAAATTTTGATGAGGGTACACTGCTTGCTAAAAAGCGTCAGTACTTCGTTCACTACAAGTTCATGCCTGGGTTAGGTTTTTATGGCTTTGGTTTAATCCACATGATTGGGGGTCTTGGACGAGCGGCAACCAGTATACTGCGTCAGCTGATAGATGCAGGAACACTGGCAAATCTCCCTGCCGGGTTTAAGGCTAGGGGAGTTAGGGTTCGTAACGATGACGAACCTTTGCAACCGGGCGAGTGGAGGGACATAGATGCACCAGGTGGGAATATACGAGATGCTATTATTCCTCTTCCATATAAAGAACCTTCGGGGACACTGTCACAGCTTCTAGGAGCTCTTATAGAGGGCGGCAGACGCTTTATCTCTCTTGCAGATCAGAAGACAGGGGATATGAACTCAGAGGCCCCAGTAGGCACTACAGTGGCTCTGCTGGAACGTGGCATGAAAGTTATGTCTGCTATACATAAAAGATTGCACTACGCACAGAAGACAGAGTTTCGTATTCTTGCTCGGATCTTTGCCCAGAACTTACCACAGGAATATCCTTATGATGTGGCTGGGGCAGAGAAGACCATCATGGCTTCGGACTTTGATGATCGTATAGATGTTATTCCTGTTAGCGATCCAAACATATTTTCTATGGCGCAACGAGTAACTCTGGCACAAACGCAGCTACAGTTGGCTCAGTCAAATCCACAGATCCATAACTTAAACGCAGCGTACAAAAGAATGTATCAGGCTTTAGAGGTGCAGAATATAGATGAGATCCTTCCACCACCACCAGAGCCCCAGCCTCTTGATCCAGCTATTGAGAACGCTCGAGCTTTGATGGGAGAAACTCTACGAACTTTCCCTGATCAGGACCATGATTCGCACATTAAGATACATTTGATGTTTATGAAGACACCTTTGGTTTCAACCTCTCCTCAAGTTATGGGTACGTTTTATGCTCACTTGCAAGAACATATNTCTCAAAAAGCAAGACTGATGGTTAACCTGGAGATACAAGCTATTATAGAAAAAGCTCAAATGGCAGTTCAAGAAGGNAAATTAGATCCTCAAGNAGCTCAGATGCAGATCATGGAAGTGCAGCAAGGTATGCAAGATCCTGCTCAGTTAGAGAAGTTAATATCAATGCAGGAACTTAAACTGTTAGAAGAAACAATGGCGGACTTAATTCCACAGGGACAGAGCCCAATGGATGATCCGCTAGTACAGATCCGTATGCAGGAGCTTGGGATCAAGCAGCAGACAGAACAACGCAAGGCTGAGACAGATAAAGCTGATCTCATGGTAGAAATGCAGAAGATGCAACAGCAAGCAGCGTCTAGTGCCGCTAAAATAGAAAGCACAGAAGAGATAGCCCAGAATAGAAATGANGTNAANAGNGAAAGAATTGACGTTCAAAGACAAAGAAACTAACTTAAAAGATGAAAGACGAAGAAAAGACAAAAGAAGATTTTAAAAACGAAGACAAAGCAGCTTTGAGGAGACAACTTGCCCAACTTAGAATGGCGAGATACACCCTAGTCTCTATGGGAGCTTTTACATTCTCAATGTTTTTTGTATCGGTAGAAAGGGTAAATGCCTTGTCAGACATATCAAATTTATTTTATCTTAGTGGTGCAGGGATTGTTGGAGCTTATATGGGATTTAATTCAAAGAGGTTTTAAAAGAAATTGAAAGTTTTACAAATAAAAGCAGAACTAGATACTTATAAGGCTGTGTCTGAAGAAAGATGGCTAGAAATAATTAGTCGTGTTAAAAGGTTAGAGATGGTATTAATCGGAAGTGCAGGTACAACAATAGTGTTACTATTAAGTTTGGTTGTTAAAGGCTAACAAAATGGA